AGGTTGAGTCGGCGCACCTTGCCGGCCTCCTGTCCCTGCTCTGCGCGCCAACGTTTTGAGGCAAATTCGATGGTGCCCTTCTTCTCCCGGCTGTAGTGGACCTTGACGCCTTCCGTGCCATCATAGGCCAATTCGTGACAAAAATAAGGCCGGTCGTTTTCTTCATCCCACTCGATAAGCAGGTAGGTATCCCCGTCGCGGACTGAGGCCAGGTGTACAAGCCCCTGCAGGCCGTCCATCCGGTTGTCCTGCCACCACTCCCAGAATGTTTCGTCTTGCCCCTCGGCCTTGAAGCCGGTCACGACCAACCGCTCGGCCAGGGCGTCCACGACAATCGGGCAGTAGTTGGTGTTGAACTCTTCCCCGGTTTTGATCTGCAAATACTTGCGCATCCGGGCAGTAAGCTGCGTGTCGTGCTCGCCGTCATAATATTCTCGGTATGCCCGGTAACGGTCCTGCCGGTCGCTATCCTCTGTCACCAACCAATGCAGGTAGGACATTTTTATTTTGTCAATGGCTTCGATAGCCGGGGTAATGGTCGTATTAAAATTAGGCATATTTTACTGTTCCTGGTGGCCCAAACTGCGGCCCCTGGAGCTTGTTAAATGCTCCGCTTGATGCGTCAATATCGTCTTTGTACTTGCCATTCGGAAATGCGGTTATGCGTTCCAGGTATCCACTATTCCAGGCCGCTTTTTTGAGCTTGACATTTAGCCCGCCGGCCTGAGAGGCAAATGGACCAGCTCGCGTTACCTTGTCACCCGTTACCCTGTCAGCCCAAACAACAAAGCCGGTCAGGTTGCGGATTGTATTCTCTGCGCTTTCTTTGCCGCCGCTGCCCGGCTCCTGCTCTATCCAGATTTCAACGTCAACCCCGTCCATTTGTGCCGTTTGTTTGATAACCCGCTCGCGTTCGGTTGAGCCCCATTGGCCCCGAATCATATCCTCAACGTAATAGACCCCGTGATACTCCGCCAGTAGCGCCCCGGCTGTAAAAGCCCCGTCATCCTGGGTGCCTGCCTTGTCCCAGTAGCGCACCCGCCGCGCCCCTGCTGGCACCGCTGGCACGATCTCAAACCATTCGCGCTTGAACATATTACCCTCGCGCGGCCTGGGCCATTGCTGATAAAGCGCCCCAAAGAAATAGTCCCCAATGCGCCGGGCGATTCTTTTTAGCTTGTCAAGCGAATAACGTAAGGGTGATAGCGCCTCCCCTGGTTGGCGGGGGTCTGATTCTATCGTGCAGGTTTCCGGGTATTCTGGTGTCTCCTCTTCTTTGATAGCCTCAAAGTGTACAATGTGCCAGCCTTCCGGCTCCTCCTCTTCTTTGCTGAGTAAGTAGCCGCTCAAATCATCCTCGTGCCAACGGGTTTGAATGACGATGATCGCCCCGCCTGGCTCCTCGCGGGTATAGAACGTCGAATCGTACCAGTCTTTTTGCTTCTGCCGGATTGTTTCGCTGGCTGCGTCTTCGGCGTTCTTGATCGGGTCGTCGATGATACCCAGGTGAAAGCCCTTGCCGGTAATCGGACCACCCACGCCGGCCGCCCACAGGCCGCCGCCTTGCCCGGTTTCCCAATGCTTGACCGCTGCCGCGTCGTCTTTGAGCTTGCCGCCCATTTTGGTATAGTTGCCCCTGGCATTACGACTGAAAGTATAAGCCAGTTCTGCGGCGTAACTGTTAATGCCTACCCAATGGTCAGGATGACGGTAAAGGTAATAGGCAGAAAACAGGCGGCTAACCAACTCGCTTTTGCCGTGGCGGGGTGGCATAAAAACCATAAGCCGCTTGATCTCCCCATCTGCTACCCGTTGCAGGACAGCCGCCAGGCGCTCAACATAGTCGTACCATTGATAGCGCCGGTTGGCCAGGGTGACGAACTCTTTAAATGTTTTGGTTTTCTGCGTCTTGGCCGGCTTCTGCCGCTTCGAGAATCCGTATCGCTTTGTCTGCCAGGACTCCGTGTAAAACCGCCAATTCACTCGCAGATTGTCGGGATAACCAACGCTCATCACTAAAAAATGCTGCTTGCTTCCTCAGTGTATCAAGGTTTGTCTCAAGGTAAATGGTAATAAGCTCGCCTATTGCTATTTCCTTTTTTTGGGTCGAATCTGATTCGACCCCGCCCCTGTTTGCTAATTCGTGAGCTTTATCTTTCCAACTGCTAACCGTGCCCTTTGGTATTTTGTATTCCTTTGCCACAGAGGAAACGGATTGCCCAGTAAGCAGGGCGGCCATAGCCGCCGCTTTAAGTTCATCGCTATACCCGGTCTTCGCCATCACGCCCCCCACCCGGCCGGCACCTGCTCTAATCCCTTCCATCCTTCGCTGGGCTGCTCGTACCACTCGCTCTTTTCGGCCCATTTGGCAATGTACAGGCAGGCCGAGACCGCTTCTGTTTTGCTCATTCCGCTTTTAGCCATTGACCAAAAACACACGTCGTATACGCCCCGGTAGTATTCGGTTTCCGGGTCGGGCTGGGTGAAGCCGGAATACTGGACAGGGCCGTCGGCGCGGACGGGCAAAGCTGCCAGAAAAACGACGATAGCCAGGATGAAGCTGATAATTATCTTGCGAATAGCTAACAATTTGCTCACAATCCTATTCCTACCGCCCACACGACCAGCGCCAGCAGCCCCCAGCAGCCCAGGGTTAGCAGCAGCCAGAAGGCGACGGACAGCAGCATAATGTGATCGTCGGCGGCTGGCATAACCGGGCTGGCCTTGATCTGGTGCCAGAGGGCGGTTAGCCGTTTCTCCCATTCGAGGCGGCGAATTGTTTTGATCTTGCGCCAGGGCTTTTGGTCGATAATCATAGGTAGAGAGTGACAATTATAGGACCTAACTACACCCTGCCGGACTGGTATCGCAACCACTCGTAGCACTGTGCGTATCCTGCCCGGTAGCTGCTACCCAGGCCGCCACATCGTTATACTTAATGCTATTCCAGTACATATCAGTCGTAGCCGGGGTAAAGCAATTGTTATCTGATACCAGGGTCGGCGTGCTTAAAAACCCATACGTACTTACAAAATTGGACCAGACATTATTTATAAGCGTAATGGTGGGTGTACTGACCGTTGAGTATACCCCAACCTGCACACCGCTCCCGTTGACAATAACAAACGTACAATTTCGTACTGTCAATGTTGTTGCGCCCGTAGTCCAGATCAGACCACCTGACACGGTGCCAATACAGGCGGTCAGTTCATCGATTAACCCATTTTCTGTGCCTATGACAATCCTTACCGCACCCTGGGCCGCTGTCCGCCTGACCGAGCCGCCAGAAATCTCAAACGGGCAATTTGGGTCAAACGGGTCCTGTACATTGACCGTTTCGCAGTCCGTGAACTGTAAAAATGTGGCGTGTCCTGCTGAAACGGCAAAACCGACAATCATATTCTCGACACGGCAATTCTCGAAGGTGATTGTGCCAAAAGCGCCCGATGTGTTGTAGTGCCCAAAAAAGCCGGTCGCCAGACTGTCATAACTGTCAGCCAACGCCTGACAGTTGCGAAACGTGACCGGATTCCCGCCGCCATTATTGGCATTAAAGACGAAATATGCATGAGCCAGGTCGGGCCGATATGCGCCTCGACAAATCACGCCATCGAGGATTGCCAGTGGTTGAACATAAACATTATGGAACTGGCCCTCATTGGCTTCGCAATTTGTGACGGTTGCGCCAACCCCAACTGACAACGAGCCGTTGTTATTGAGATTGCGCCGGGTGATGATACCCGAAACAACGCCATTCGTGCCGGTCAGTAAACCATACTGCCGTTTGCTGTACTCGTAAGTTTTTCCGTTTGTAATTGGGTTTCCTGAGCCCGCCGGGTGGATATAGAGCGTAATATTATCCGTGTTGTCAGCCGATGGTACATAGCTGCCCGGCGTAGCATCACAGGTTGCCACATCGGCGACGCGCACCAGGCGAGTATCGTTTTCCCAGGCGCTTACCCAGGTTTTGGAGGCGTCGGATTCGATGGTGACAGCTGCTTGATATACATTTGTCCGGCCTGCTGTTTTGGAAAAACTGACGTTAGCTATGGCCTGGCTACAGTCTATCACCGGAGCCGCGCCAGCACCGTAGGTGCTGACAGTACAGCCGGTGAGGGCTGATAAATCCAGCGTATCATCAAAATGAGAGCCCTTAGCCAGGCCAATAGCATCTCCGGCCTGGACAACTGCCCCGACCGCTGCCAGGGTCGAAAACGCCGTGGCGGATGACAGGCCATTACCACCGGGCGCTTTGGACGAATCAACGTACCAATCGTAGCCGGGGTATGGCTCGCTTACGCTGCCATAGTTGCAGAGCATAACGTTAAACCAATGAGAAAACGACATAATAATCAGTATCCAAACGGGCATAATGTGGTCCAGGCCAGGCCGCGCATCCCGCTACCTCCCGGCAGTGTGTACCCTATTGTCAACTTAGGTCGCTGGTTCGCTGTTCCTATGTCGGATGATGCAAACCCCATTAGCGAGCCATCGACCTCTGTCGACTTAAGCAGCAAACCATTATTGGCAAAACCACCACTTAGCCATTCTTGGATTGCCGAAGTTGTTAGTGTCCACGTGTAAAACTGGTTTAATGTTGGCGAAGCGGAAAATGCCAGTGAACCTATTCCGGCTTGCTCGCAGTCATCAGCGCCGAATCCCCCTGCTGTTTGCCAGTTGTTGCCTGTAGAATAGATATTCCAGGTAGATTGAGTCTCGACCCAGGCGCGTTTTTGCCGATATACTGTTATCGTCGATATGGCAAAGGTAAAAATGGCATTGAGATATAAGCCCAGTGACGCGCTGCTGATTATAGCCCCCGCCGGGATAGACGATAGATCGAATTTTATCAGCGATCGGCGATGACGTGTTACCGCAGACGTGCCAATATACAGACTCACGTCACTGCCTTTGTTGGTAGTGGCCACGCCGCCATCTATGAAATTGTCTATTCCCGCTGCCGGTTGTAATATCTCTGTTGTCATCTT